CGGGTTCAGCAGCAGCCGGCCGTTGGGGCAGGCCAGGCGGAACCACAGCCGCTTGTAGGGCAGGTCCAGTTTCATCACCGGCTCCCCATTGTCATTGACACCCCGTTTCAGGTGTTTCAGCGGGTCAAAGCCGGGAACCTGGTGCAGTGACCCAGCGGCGGGGACAGTGCGAATGATCGCGTTGTCATTCATGTGGATTGCTCCTTTCAAAAAATTCAAATAGCGGCGTAAAGCCGTTAAATGGCAACAAAAAAGACGCCAGCACACACAATGGTGCTCGCATCTCTCGGTTTGACGCTTTCGCGTCAGCTTGCTTTTTTCAAGGCTTCTCTCTGCGCAGTCTGACTGGTCAGAGTCTGATGGTACAGGCGCATACGCTCCGCCAAAAGGGTATTGCGTTTGCCCTTTCTTGTCTTGGAAACGGCCATATACAGGGCCTTTTTCTGCCCCACCAGCAGTACCCGATGCTTGGCACGGGTCACAGCCGTATAGAGCAGGTTCCGGGACAGCAAAATTTTATGTGCCACCAGCATGGGGATGATAACAGTATCGCATTCAGACCCTTGGGATTTGTGGATCGTCATGGCGTAGGCCAGATCCAGCTCGTCCAAACTCTCCAGTGGGTAGTTGGCATACCGCCCGTCATAATTGACGGTGATGGAACTGCCCTGAATGTCGATGACAAACCCAGTCTCGCCGTTGAATACCCCAGTGGCAAGCTCCTTGCCCTCGCTGTCACGCAGCACAATGTCATAGTCGTTTTTGATCTGCATGACCCGATCCCGCAGGCGGAATACTTTGCCGCCTCGTGTAGCTTCCGGTTTTTCCGGCTTTGACGGGTTAATTGCCTCTTGGATGGCCGTGTTCAGATTTGCCGCAGCAGCCGCGCCCTCCGAACGGTAGGGCGAGAGGATCTGCACCTGGCTCATGCCCACCTTGGCAGCTTCCTTTTTGTAGAGGCTGCGAACCAGTTCCGCAGTCGATTCCTGGTCATCCGCCTGAATAAAGGCAAAATCCTGACCGTAGTTCAACTGACCGTTGCCCTCGTTGATAAATCTGGCGTTATAGGCGATCAGACTGCCCTTGGCCTGCCGGAAGATTTCGTCCAGCACGGTAACAGGCACGAGGCCGCTGTCAATCAGCTCCAGGAACACACCGCCAGCACCTACGCTCTCTAACTGGTCGGCGTCGCCTACCAACAGGACTTTGGTGCCGGAACCTATCCGGGAAAAGAGCTGATGCGCCAGCCACATATCCATCATGGAGCATTCGTCCACGATGAGCAGGTCAGCTTTCAACGGCTCCCTTTTCCGCCCTCCGCTGTCTTCACCATGGATGCGCAGCAAGCTGTGGATGGTCTGGGCGTTGTCGATTCCGGTGGTCTCTGCCATGCGGCGGCTGGCCTTTCCTGTAGGGGCGGCCAAAGCGATAATGCCGTTAGGGTATAGGAGACGGTACGCCTCCACCACCGCTTTCAAAATGGTACTTTTGCCTGTGCCTGGTCCGCCGGTAATGATGGAGAGATTGTGGCGGAACGCCATCTGCACTCCCTCCTCCTGCCGCTTGGACAGTCCGATCCCCAGCTTGCTCTTGACCTGTTCCATGACTGAGGCCAGATTGACAGGTGCGGGGATCTCCAGCACCATCTGCGCAATTTTCAGCGCCGTTTCGCACTCCTGCTTATACACATGGGGCAGGTAAATATTGCCCTTGTTGGATACCACTACGTTAGTCTGGATCATGGCCTCCAGTTCCCGTTCCGCCTCAACCAGTTTCAGACGTTCCTCCGACAGAGGGATGCCGTCATTGAGCAGCTGTAAGGCAGAGCGAAGTAAGGCGTCTATCTCCATATACAGGTGACCACCTTCATTGCGCGATTTCTCCAGTGCGTAAAAAAGAGCGCCCTGCACCCGCTTGGGGTCGTGGGGATCGCCGCCGGATTTCTGAACAATGGCGTCTACCCGCTTGAACCCAAAGCCGGGAACCTGGCATAAGTAGAAAAAGCTTTCCCGCAGGAGTGTTACGCCGCCTGCGCCAAAGTGCTGGTAAATTGCCATAACGGTCTTGGGCGTTACCTTGAAAGGAGCCAAAATAGTCATCAGCTCCCGTATGGTCTTGCTCTCTGCATAGCCGTCCTTGATCTCCTCCAGCCGCTCCTCGGTGATACCCCTGATCTCCAACAGTTTCTCCGGGGTCTGTTCAATGACATTCAGGGAATCCGCGCCGAACCGCTGGACGATAGCGTCTGCCGTTTTCTCTCCGATACCCTTCAATAGGCCGGAGGCGAGGTAGCCGCGGATGCCCTCCAGAGTGGGCGGGACGATCTCGCGCCAATGCTCCACTTGAAGCTGGCAACCATATTTCCCTTTGACCCAGTTGCCCTCCAGTTCCATCTTCACCGCGTTCGTCCGGGGCAGGTCATACCCTACAGCGGTAAAGCGGATCAGGTGGTCATGGTAGCGGTAGGGCTTTCTGGCCTCCTGCGGGATCATAATGTCAGCCGTTTTCATCTGTAGCACAGCGTACCGGCTGGCCTCATTGTAAAAAAGCGTTTTGTCAAACGCCGCTACGATGCTCACAATATGTTCCTCCTTTATGCGGCCTCCGGTTTGGTCCGCTTGACACTGAAACGCCGGCTCTCGGAAACCGTGATATACTCTGCGTAGATGTCAGGGTGTACCTCCTTCAGTCGTTCCAGGCCGTTTTTGTCGATGGTGACCCGGTGAGATGGATTCCATGTGACGGTGTGACCGCTACCCTCGCAGACAGCGGTGCAGCTCGTACCCATATCCGCTACGATGAGGGCTTTCAGACGCTGCATCTCGGTCTCTACTACTTTCACATCGGTGTCCCGCAGCCGCTTTTCCTCCTGAAGCTCCAGATAACGGGTGACCCGTGCCTCCTGGGTCTTTGAGAATACAACAGCCGGCGTGTCCTTAGCCGCCGGGCCAAGGGAACGGCGCAGGCTCTCCAGAATGAGATCTCCATCCTCCGTATAGGGGGGAGGGATTCGGGCCAGCACATTTTCGTGCCAGAAGTCCCGCTCCAGGGCAATCAGCTCCGCCTCATAGGCCATATCCCGGTCGATGTGACGAACAATGGCCTCGTCCTCGTTGTTGCCATACAGGCAGCAGTAGTAGACCCGATCCAGATTCATCACCGCCATATAGTGGCGGCCCTGGGATTCGTAGTACACTGGCACAATTTCACCGCCGTTGTACCACCACTTGTCCTTGGCGTTATAGTTGGTGGTCTTGATCTCCACGATGGCGGTGGTGCCGTCCGGCAGATCCACCATGTAGTCCAGGTCAGCCAGCATCCAGGGGTAGAGCGGGTGCTGGAACATACACTTCCGCTGGTACACCTTCAGGCCGGTCTTCGCCTCGAAGATACGGGCCACCAGAGGTTCCAGCAGGGTGCCGACCTCCAGGGCGACCCAGTTTGCCTGATCGTCCGCTGTGACGATGCCCAACTTGTCATAGTAGAGATCCCGCGCTGTGCGGAAAGGCGAAATACCCAGGACCGCTGCGGCATCGCTGCCTCCCAGGCCCTTTTTCCGCAGCTCCAGCCAATCAGGCCGCGCGAGCTGTGCCGTATCCGCCAAAATCAACGGCTCGTACTGCTGCCTCGTCACACGAGATTTCCTCCTCTCCGGGCACCATGTCCCTGATCTGAGCCTTCCACATCTGCCGGTACTTGCCTCTGGTGGGGCCGGTACGGGGCTTGGGGCGCTTCTTGTGTTTCCACTTCTTTGTCATGTTGCGTGCTCCTTCCATAAAATGATATTCCTCAAAGCCTTTCGGCATTTGGGCATAAAAAAAGAGCAGGCATGACAGTCCTGCGGCACGATAACCGCACTTGCCCTCCTGATGGAGAGCTCTGTCATTCCCGCTCAGTGGCGTTGGGGCAGACTACCCCCTATAAACCTCCGGCTGTCGCCCGCCTATCCGCGTAACGACCCTGCCGGCACAACGTACAATCCTGACAACGTGTGCAATACGGGTGCCTCCCGTTCCCGAACCTCTGGGATTCGGCCTCGCGCTTTCAGCGAGGAACGCACAAACAATCAATTACGTAACCACCATAACACAAAGCGTGGTTGTTGTCAACAAATTTTATCCACAGATTTTGCCTGTTATTGTCGAAAACAGCTCTGATTTCTCATTTTGTTATGAAAAAGTATAAAAAGATGGAGACCAAACGCATGGTCTCCACTTTTAATTATATAGGGGAATTTTCATCAAATGCAGACAGAAAATCTTCAATGATTTTTGAAAGTGCCTCCCGTTGTCTTGATGTCAGAGTGCTCACTTTCTTTTGCCCTGCCATGACGGTAAGGAGCGGGGTCTCTCCTCGCAAAAGATAGTCTGTCGAAATAGAGAGGCTGTCGCATATTTTCACAATATTTTCGGGTCGCATGGCCTTATGTCCGTTTTCTGCGGCAGAAATCATTTTGATGGAAAGCCCCGTCATGTTTGCCAACTGCTCTTGAGTAACACCCTTTTCTGTACGCGATTCTGAGAGCCGCCGTCCAATCTGAATAAGAAGTTCGTTTTTCATTTTGTGGTTCTCCATGATGGAATCCTCCCTATAGGGGCAGAATATACCACTTCCTTAGAATTTATAATCCCCCATAGTATCTATTATTCTCTCATAGTGGTATAATAGGCGTGATTATTTTCATACCTGAATGATGGAGGTTGCTATGACAATAAAAGATAAGACCTGCTGTTTTACGGGCCACAGGAATATTTCGCAGGCTCAGATTCCTGTCCTGACAAAAAAAGTGACGGCCACTATCCGGATGTTGGTCGCACAGGGGGTCATCTACTATGGTGCGGGTGGGGCTCTTGGTTTTGATACAATCTCGGCGATGGCAGTACTTAAACTGCAACATACTATTCCACAAATCAAATTGATCCTTGTTCTTCCCTGCCTTTCACAGGCACAGCGATGGAGCAAAAATGATCAAGAAATTTATGAGTCTATCAGGGCACAGGCTAATAAAGTGGTCTATACGTCTCAGAGCTATTCTCGGGACTGTATGTTCATCCGAAACCGCCATTTAGTAGATTACAGTGGAACATGTATCTGCTATTTAACAAGGCCCCACGGCGGTACGGCCTACACTGTGAATTATGCCCAAAGAAAAGGCCTCAAAATTATTAACCTTGCAGATTGATATAGTCAAAAGTTTTGAAAAGGGTTATAATAGTGCGCTTTACCATATAAATCGGCTTGATTTTGAGATGATACCAATATATGCTATAATTCAAGTGGATGCTGCGACCGGTATAGCAATGATCGCTTTGCGGAGGTATCAGGATGAAGATTATTTCCTGGAATGTCAACGGACTGCGAGCCTGTATAAAGAGCAACGCTTCCAGATTCTTTGAAAAGGCAGATGCCGACGTATACTGCCTTCAGGAAACGAAGGGTATGGCCGACTTCGAACTTCCAGGCTATCATTCCTTTTGGAATCCGGCCAAGCGACCAGGTTACTCTGGTACGCTTACTCTGTCAAAAGTTGCTCCCTGCTCAGTGTGCTATGGCTTTGGGAATGAGAAATTTGATGCTGAAGGGCGACTGATAACGCTGGAATATCCCAGTTTCTATCTGATAAACGCCTATTTCCCCAACTCACAGCGCAGTCTTGACCGGCAGGAATATCGAATGGAATGGGATGCGGAACTGCTTCTGTTCCTCCAGCAGTTGTCAAAACCCGTTATTCTATGTGGTGATTTGAATGTTGCAAAGGACTATATTGACATTTACCCGGAGAATTTGCGGAATGAGGAAAACCCGCCTGGCTTTCGTTCAGAGGAGCGAGAGGGCTTTGAGGCACTATTAGAGGCTGGCTATGTCGATGTATTTCGCAAATGGTATCCGAAACGAACTGGGGCCTATACATGGTGGTCTAACAGACTGAACAAAAGGCTTGAAAACCGCGGGTGGAGGTTAGATTACTTTTTAACTTCCAAAAGCATGGTCAGCGATATATGCGATATCCGGCACTTGACGGATGTGCTTGGCTCTGACCACTGTCCGATTGAATTGACGATTCGAGATCGTGCCCCACAGATAATAACTTCGCAAAATGAATTGGCGAGGGCATGGCGAGAAATGGATTGGGATCGTGCTGAACAAGAGTTGCTGAAATACCAACAGAGCATATCCAAGCTGACGTATGCCCGAAATATGGCAGAGGTCACAGAGGTGCAGAAAGTGCTTGTCCGCTCCCGGTGGGCAAAGGCTCTGGCTGTTCGCCATGTTACCAAGGTAGACTCGGAACCTGGAATTGACGGTGTAAAGTGGTCAACGGACGCAGAGAAAATGGATGCGGCCCTTTCATTGACTTCAAAGGGATATCATGCTAAACCGTATCGCAAAATAATTATAAAAGACAATGAAAAAGAACGGGGCATCAACATTCCCGTCTGCTATGATAAAGCAATGCAAGTTCTTTATGCGTACTCCATAGACCCTGCTGCCGAATCATTAGCAGATAGACAGTCTTATGCGTTCCGGCGAGGCCGCTCTATTTATGATGCCCATTCATACATTCAGCGAAATTTTAGTGGAGAGGGAGCGCCGCGCTTTGCTGTTCGAGTTGATGTACGGAAGTGCTACGATAGCATCTCTCACAACTGGCTCATGGGAAATATCCCTATCGACAAAAAAGTTTTGGCCGAAACGCTGGGGGCTGGCTCCATATATGGCGGGGAGTTATTCCCGCCCTTGGAGTATGGAATTTCCCAGGGTGCATCTCTGTCCCCTATTTTGGGCAACATGACACTTGATGGACTACAGTATGCCGCTTTCGATAAGCTCTATGAGGGTGGCCCCATAGATTATGGCGATGGCTCAATGGTCAGATTTGCTGACGATGTCATTTTTTCCGCAAGAAGCAGGGAGTCCGCTGAAATCATCATGGATGCCGTTCAAGAGTTCCTTGCTGTCCGTGGCCTGGAAGTTAACTGGAACAAAAGTTGTATCGTTGATATGCAGGAAGGCTTTGAATTCCTCTCCCGCTGGTATCAGCGAAAGTTTCATGGCTCCTTGCTGGTGTGCGAACCATCTGAACGTGCGATTGTCAATTTTCAAGCACGACTACAACGCTACATCGCCAATTTTAAGGGATCACAGACAAAACTCATTGACGGGCTGAACCGTAAATTGGCAGGGTGGGGGAATTATCACAGGATCACAGATGCAAGGGAGGCTTTTCGCACGATTGACAGCAGCGTTCAAACATTCCTGTTGGAAAAGGTGCGAAAACTTCATCCGTCACGCCAGATAGGTCATCTGATTAACAAGTATTGGGTAACTGACTCTCAGCGCCGTCATGTATTTGCTCTCCCGGATTCACCAAGCCATTCCGTTCTGTTCCTTTCCGATATGAATATTGCTGAGCATATTGCTATCAAGACCGGCTATCAGCCGTATTTAGATATAGACTACTATGAGCAGTTAAAACGCCGCCGCGACGATCAGAAAGTGAGCGGGCCGGAGCGAAAAGGAATCTGGACACGGCAAGAGGGACGCTGCTTTTATTGTGAGCGCCGTATGCTCACCGATCAGGAGGTTACCCTTGTCGAAGTCAATCCCAAGGCACCAAGCAGGGTATTGAAGTATGCTTATGTCCACGTGGGCTGTGCTGGATTTGCACAAGATGAGGCAGAGGAAATATCCGTATCAATTCTTGAAAGATTGGAGCAAGTGTCAACACCGGTTTCTGTTTTGGCACAGCCATATGATGAGTTGCGGGAGTTCTTCCGGCTCTGCACCAAGAATACTATCGTACTGCGGTTCAAGGAGATAGAAAACATACTTGGGGAGGAACTTCCTCCAGAGGCCAGCGAGAGTGAGGCATTCTGGACGGATCGGGTATCTGTCGCTGACAAAAGCAATTCCATGTCCCTTGATGACACCGCCTTACAAAGTCACTCAATCTCATACTGCTGGGAGTCACAGGGCTACATTGTTCAGCACCTTGATCTCGAAAAGAAAAAAATTGTCTTCCGCCGGAAACGCGAAAACATATCCGGGCTTATACTGCCAAAATATCTTACAGAACGGCCCCTGCCAGATATGGCCGTCAGGGAGGCCAATGAGTTCTTTAAGCACTTGAAGAAAAAATACGGTCTATGATACTGTGGCTTTGCTGTCGTTGAATGATATTGAATAGCCCCCTTATATTCGATACAATAGCTGTAACACGCATATCGAATATTTAAGGGGGACTATTTTATGTATCAGGCACAGGAAAGGCGTCTATTGACCGCAGAAGCAATCAATAGCTATTCTTGCTCTCTGCACGATGAAGAAAAAAGCGTTGCGACTATTCAAAAGTATATCCATGACATTTGCATGGCGGCAGAATACTTTGACGGGATGGAATTAACAAAAGCCGTCTTGATTGAGTGGAAGGATACATTGGTAGAAAAGTATACTGCTGCAACTGTCAATACTATTCTGGCAGCGTTAAACGGTTTTTTCAAATTCATGGGCTGGAATGATTTAGCGATGAAGCCCTTGAAAATTCAACGGTCAATGTTCAGCAATGAAGATCGGGAACTGACATACAACGAGTATAAGAGGTTGGTTTACGCCGCTGAGAGTACCGGAAACAGGCGGCTTTCCCTTGTGGTCCAGACCATATGTGCCACTGGTATCCGCGTATCTGAGCTACAGTTCATTACAGTTAAAGCCGTCTGCGTAGGTCGTACAGAGATTGTCAACAAGGGTAAACGCCGCACAATTTTTTTGCCCAATAAGCTGAGACGAATCCTTACTAAGTATCTGAAGGAGAATGGTGTCAAAGAAGGGGCGGTGTTTACCACCCGGACAGGCAAACCTTTGGATCGCTCCAACATCTGGCGTGATATGAAGGCCTTATGCGAAAGCGCCGGCGTTAATCCCTCTAAAGTCTTTCCGCATAATCTCCGGCATTTGTTTGCAAGGACGTATTATAGCATGGAAAAGGATATGTCCCGCTTGGCCGATATTTTGGGGCACGCCAATATCAACACTACCCGTATCTACACAATGGAGAGCGGGGCGGTTCATGCCCGCCAAATCGAGCGGTTGGGACTGACTATCACATAATTTCCGTTCTGTTGTTTGAAGTATCAGCATGGCGGATAATTCTTCCTCTATTATAACATGGCTTTCTGCAAATGATGACGAATTATGAAATAGGGTACAACAAATTCAGCGGGACAGACTGAAAATTTTTGCCTCGCTATATTGTTCACGCTATTTCGCTGTTGTTCTCTATTTTTTCTTTTCCCTTTTGGGATATGTATCGTTCACATTACATGGATTACAACAGAACGGAAATAATGTTGTAGAGTAGCATCGGCAGACAGATTCACTACTATATTAGGAAGGATGCTACCTATGTTGTCAACCAATACAATATGCAACAAAATAATCATCAAAAAAAGGCCATTGCCCCGATAAAGGGCGATGGCCTTTTCGTTTCGACAAAATATCTTTAATGATCCGTGTATGTCCCATATCCAGACATTTCTTTCTCATTCATATTGCTGCCGGCTGGCACAGATATATCTGGCAGATGTATCTGTGCGAGGTGGTGGTGATTGACTACATACCTCTTTGTACCTTGAAAAACAGGGACTACGGTCTCTTATCGTCAGTATGTGAGTTTAGTTCTGTTATGGTACAGCTACAGACGCGAAGACTGCCTGCGGATCTGGGACAGGATACAAAACTGTTTTCATCCGTTAAAACGATTGCATCAAAGGTACGAGCGGAACCCTTAGCTGTTAAAGCGCAAGGCACGGCGGGAACATAGCAGAACGTGCGCGAAATCTTATCAACGGGATAAGGTGGGAAAGAACTGTGGGATTGGCATGGGCAGCATCGTCAACTGCCGGATCACCATCTGTCGGTTCCGTGCCGGGTGCCGTCGGCGGCTCACAATATACTCCTGTGCCGGGGCCGGAAGCAAGCGGGCGATCCAGTCGTCTGTGAATACGGCACATATCCTTTTAGCAATACAGTGAACCGCAGGGTGGCGTGGGTGGTTACTACTGAAATTAGTTCGGACTAGCAAGTCGAAAGCAGCGAGATTCAGTAGTGCCACCCACCCCTTCTCTGCATTGAGAGAGGAGGTGCGTTTATGCGCATCCAAATCGACAAAATCAAAGTGAGCCCCGGCCGCCGCGAGGCGTTACCGGAGCATATAGAGGAGCTTGCGAAGAGCATCGCCGAGGTGGGTCTGCTCAATCCTATTACAGTTGATCGGGATTATACGCTAATTGCAGGACTGCATCGCCTGGAGGCTGCGAAAAGCTTGGGTTGGGCGGAGATTGAGTGTACAGTCAGCACGTTAGAGGGATTGCAGGCAGAACTCGCCGAAATTGATGAGAATTTTGTCCGGCGTGACTTGTCCGCCGTAGAATTTGGCGACCTATTGTTGCGTCGCAAGGAAATTTACGAAACACTCCACCCCGAAACAAAGGCAGGGGTAGCTCAGGCGGTGGGTATGAATCGCGCTATAGGCAACAACGTGGCGGAAAAATTTTCCGCCACGTCAAAACCGTTTGTTCAAGATACCGCCGAAAAATTAGGGGTTACTCCCCGATTGATCAGGCGTCAGATTCAAACCTCTAAGAATCTCACGGCTGAAGCAAAAGATGTTATTCGACACTCAGGCGTTTCAAAAGAAATGGCATTCAAATTATCCCGACTTGCCCCAGAGCAGCAGGAGGAGGCCGCTGAGCTGATTGTTGCCGGAAAGATAAAATCAGTAGATGAGTATCTGAAGGGACAGGCCGCCGTTGCAATCGTTCCCGCACTTCAAGCTGAGCAGACTGCATCCCTTGTTTCGGAGCAGTCTGCTGTGGTCGATCAATCAAAACCGACTGGTGTGCAAAGCGGGCAGGTTACTTCGCACTCCGAAAAAGAAAAACATGGTGGTCAGACAGACGGGGAAGCCTCTCCCAGAAAACATAAGCGCGAAAAAAAGTCAACGAACGGATTGTCTGGAGGTCACAATGAGACTGAATCTGCATCACCTCCTGATGTACCTTCCGGCGTTCCTTATTCGCTGGGCGGTGTAAAATACGCCAGTGTCAGGGAATCTGTTGCCGACTTGAAAAATCCGAAAAAGGATTGCAGCAATACGCCGGACAGCTTCCTGGCTGAAATTACAGAGTTCGTCCGCAAGTTTCAGCAGGAAATCAGCTGGTTTCACATTGACGATTATGAGCCGGTTTTTCCCGCTTTGACGCAGGTGCAATTTGAATATTTCCAACAGCAAATAGGCGCGATCAGTGAGGCCGCACAGCAATTATCTCAACACGTTCAGAAGGGAAGAGACAAGTATGAGTAGGAAAAATAATTCCAGAGTACAGCGCCGTTCCAATCAAGTGTTTGTGACAGAACCTCCTGCCGCGCCATGTGTCGAGCGCGTCATCTCTACGGACAAGCTGACCTCCGGCCTGCCCTATCAGCGGCCTGTAGAAGATAAAGAGGTGGACCGCCTGGTGAGGGAATGGGACGAGCGTCTGTTCGAGCCGCTGGCTGTCAGCTATCGGGAGGGGCGCTACAATGTTATTGATGGGCAGCATAGGATTTCCGCTATGCGGAAACTCCATGGCGGTCGAGAAGTGATGATCCGTTGCAAGGTGTATAGCGGCATGACCTATGAACAGGAGGCAGAGCTGTGTTATAAACTGGACAAAGCCAAAAAGCGGCTGAGCCTGTCCCAATCCACCAATGCTCTGGCGGAGTCCGGCTTGGATGCGGAGACCACAGAGATACGGCGGCTTATGGGCGATGCCGGATTTTCCTGGGCGTTGGGACAGCGCCACGGTGGAGAATATGAGGTCATCGCTACCAGAGCTGTTATCAACGCCTATCATTTTCTTGGCAGCGCGGCTTTTTCCCGAATGTTCCGTCTCCTGGGCAAAACCTGGGAGGGTGACCCGCGGTCTGTCATGGGGCCGGTTTTGTCTGGCATGGCCCTATTTTTGAAGACCTACGGTGAAGAGCTGGGAGACAACGCCTTTGTCAAACGGCTGTCCGCTGTTGATCCGGACGAAATTATCCGGCGCGGCAAGCTGGACTTCAGCACCAAGAACGCATCTCTGCGCTACGCCAAGGTCATTTTGGAGAAATACAACAGCGTGAGAGGCGGTAAGAAACTGACATACCGCTTTAATGTGTGATGCTATGAAAGATAAAGCATCTATATTCTGGTGCGTGGCAATCTTTGCTCTTTGTTGCTGTGCTCTTTTAACCACGTTGTCTTGCTCCAACGATGAACAGCGATTCTATTACTCTCCTGATCAGGTGGAGTCTTATACTGCCGGGGATTTTGACCAACTGCAAATTTGGAAGATTTACCGGCTCAGCGTTACAGATGACCCTGCCCATATTTCCACAAGCGATTTTGAATTAAACGGCTGGCGCTATCATATGCTGGAGATGGACAAGGATGAATTGGACGGGCGGATTGCCTACACGATAATTTTTAACGGAACAAAAATCCGATGATGGGAGGAGGTACATGGAGTGGACCAGACTTTGCCCACGGAGCAGGAGCTTGAAGCTATGCGGACTGTAGATGTTCATAAGGTTGACCCGGAAACCCTGCGTGATATCCGGGACGTGCAGATAAAAACAGAACTTCCCAAGCATGAGCGGATGCTGGACTTTCTTCGACAAATCGGGAATCCCTACTGCTACCGGCACGGAAAGTATGTCGTGAAAGTCAGCTTTGCAGAGACTGACGTTACATTGGAAGACCGGCTGCTCAGCTACATACGGTCTAAATGCTGAAAAATTTTCTGGACAAACGGGGGACAGCCTGATATAATAAACACACATAGGTGAATTGAATCAGTGCCTCCCGCTTGTCCAAGGACCTACTGGGCCTTTAGACAGGGAGGTTTTCTTATGCCCGAAAACACAGTCAAAGTGTGGAATACCTGCGGGTATGTCCGGCTCTCTCGCGAGGACGGTGATAAAGAGGAGAGCAACAGCGTCAAGGGTCAGAAAGAGCTGATTCGTGACTATCTGCGCCGCGCCCCGGATCTCCGGGAGTGCGATATGAAGGTGGATGACGGTTATACCGGTTCCAATTTTGAGCGGCCCGCGTTTCAGGAAATGATGGCCGATATTAAGGCGGGAAAAATCAACTGCATCGTTGTCAAAGATTTATCCCGTTTTGGCCGTGACCATCTGGAGGCCGGGACATACATCGAAAAGATTTTTCCCGTCCTCGGCGTGCGGTTTATCGCCATCAACGACCATTACGACAGTCTGCACCGCAATCCGGAATCGGATGAACTGATTGTTCCATTCAAAAACCTGGTGAACGAAGCCTACTGCCGGGATATCTCCATCAAAACCCGAAGCCATCTGGATATTAAGCGCCGGAACGGGGACTTCATCGGGGCTTTTCCCATGTTTGGATACAGAAAAGACCCGGAGAACCACAACCGCCTGCTGATTGATGACGAAGCTGCCAGTGTGGTGCGGGATATTTTCCGGTGGAAGTTGGATGGGGTAAGTACACAGGACATCGCCGACCGGCTGAATGCCGCCGGTGTCCCTACGCCAATGGACTACAAGGCCGCTCAAGGGATGCGTTATCAGACGAAATTCCGTAAAAAAGCGGAGTCTGCCTGGGGAGCTAAAACGGTCCTACGGATATTAAAAAATCCCATCTACATCGGGACGCTGGAGCAGGGACGCACAACGACCCCGACCTACCGGGTCAAACGCCAGGTCAATCGTCCGCAGTCTGAGTGGGCCATAGTGGAGAACAACCACGATGCTATCATTGAACGAAACGACTTTGAAACCATACAAAGGGTACTTGCTCTGGATACCCGTACCAGCGTGGGCGGAGAAGCCGTTGAATTTTTCTCCGGCCTCCTGTTCTGCGGGGAGTGCGGTGCCTCCATGGTGCGGAAAACGGTCTCCTCGGGGAAAAAGAAGTATGTGTACTACGTCTGTTCCGCCCATAAACAGGACAAGGTCCGCTGCTCGGCTCACCGCCTGCGGGACATTACTCTGAACGAAATTGTGCTGGATTCTCTGAAACGGCAGATTCAAAATGTAATTGATCTGTCTGACCTGCTTCAAATGACCGATACGGCACGGCTCCGGCAGGCCAGTATGCAGCGATTACAGAAACGGCTCGACCGGAAACGCCAGGAAATCGAGCGGGCGCAGATGCTTTTGCAGTCGCTCTATGAGAATCTGGCTGATGGTATCATTGACCGCGATGATTATAAGGATTTGAAAGCAAAATACACTCGCCGTCGGCAGGAAGCCGAAGAACAAGCAGATGGCATCCGGGAGGAAATGAGCCAGGAGCTGGCAGGTTCCTCCGAAAACCGTATATGGATGGAACAGTTCCGTAAATATCAGAATATCACGGAATTGGATCGCGCCGTCATCGTGACATTGATCGAGCGGATCATGCTGTGTAAGGATCATACGGTCGAAATCGTCTTTCGCTGGCAGAATGAGTATCAGTGGCTGGTTGATTTAGCGGTGCGTCAGGCACATTCCGAACAGGGGGTGGGCTGACGTGGCACGGACGAAGCGCAAGGTCAACTATGTGCAGCCCACAGTCGAGGTGGTTCCCGTTTCTGAAAGCCGGGTCTACCGGGCTGGCGGTTACGTCCGCCTTTCGGTGGAGGACAGCGGTAAGCCTGGAGCGGATACGATCTACGCACAGAAGGATCTTGTTTTGAAGTACATCGAGAGACAGCCGGATATGACCTGCTGCGGTATGTACTGCGACAACGGGCGGACCGGGACAAATTTTGAAAGACCAGAGTTTGAACGGCTGATGGATGATATCCGGGCAGGTAAAATCGACTGTATCGTTGTTAAAGATTTATCCCGTTTCGGGCGGAACTATCTGGAAACCGGCAACTATCTGGAGCGGATATTTCCTTTTTTGAACGTCCGATTCATCGCGATCAATGATAATTTTGACACGTTGACTGCTGAGCGGAACGCAAACGGCTATATCGTACCGCTGAAAAATATCATCAACGGCGCTTACAGCCGGGATATCTCTAGAAAGTCCAGCTCTGCCCTAGCAACGAAACAGCGTAAGGGAGAGTTTATCGGCTCCTGGGCACCATACGGATACCAGAAGTCTGCCGCTGACAATCACAAGCTGGAGCCAAACGAGGAAACGGCACCCATTGTCCGAATGATCTTCCAGTGGCGGGTGTCCGGTGACAGCTATATGCAAATTGCTCGCAAGCTGAATGAGATGGAGATACCGTCTCCGTCCCGATACCACTACATGAGAGGGGAGGTCAAAGCCGAACGCTACGCCAATTCTGTTTGGCACGTTCCCGTCATTAAGATAATCCTTCAAAGCGAGACTTATCTTGGTCATATGGTGCAGGGCCGCTCCTACAACAGCCTTTCTGAAGGGAAAAAGATGTGCAAGCGTCCGAAGTCCGAGTGGGTCATAGTTCCCAATACGCACAAACCGATTATTGATGAAGAAACTTTCCACATTGTTCAAGAAATGGCTGAGCAGTGCCGGGCTATTCATCAGGAGCGTGTTGGCCGCTTTGATAACCTGGGGCATATTCCCCACATCCTTCGGGGGCTGGTTTTCTGTGCGGATTGCAAAAAGCCGATGATCCGTTATAAGAATGTCTCGGAACGATGTGGGCATCGGTACTACTCCTACATCTGTCTGACGCATTCGGAAAATCCGGCCTCATGCCCCAAAAAGTACCTCAGAGAAACGATGCTGCTGGAGATTTTGTGGGACACCTTGCAGCGGGAAATCGCTCTGGCCGCGAATCTGAAAGTGGTTGCGGAAAAATATAGCCGCTCATCCAAAGCGGTTGACTTTGACGATGCGTTCAAAAGGGAAATAACCGATTCAAACAATGCTCTGGAACGAGCCAAGATGCTCTATGACAGCCTCTACCAGAACTATGTGGACCGTCTGATGACGGAAGAAGAGTATACAGAACTGCGGGGCCGCTATAAACGGGACATAGAAAACGCAAAAACCCGCTTGGCCGCCATCGAACATCAAAGGCAAAGCGAGCTGAAGAAAACGGCGGATAATCCCTGGCTGATTACCTGTGAGCAGTATGCAGGCGAGTTGGAATTGACGGAGGAAATGGCCCACGCACTGATTGAGCGAGTAGAAATCGATGCGGACAGCCACGTTTCCGTCACCCTGCGTTTCCGGGATGAATACCGCGCTCTGATTGTCCTTTTGACCGCAAATGGAGAGGCGGTGCCGGCGTGAATGCTTATGTGATTGCGGAGTATCTTCGGTTGTCCTCTGAGGATGTGGATTTGAAGGATACTAAGAAAACAGAATCCAACAGCATATCAAACCAACGGGAACTGTTAAACGCACACCTTGAAAAAATCCCGGAATTTGTGGGAGCGGAGGTGATAGAGTTTTGTGATGACGGCTGGAGCGGGAAAAACTTTGAGCGTCCAGCTGTTCAGGATATGCTTGCCCAGGTGCGGCAGGGTAAGATTCAATGCGTGATCGTAAAGGACTTATCTCGTTTGGGGAGAGACTACCTGACCGTAGAAAACTATATCTCCCGCATTTTCCCGTTCCTCGGCGTACGCTTTATCTCGGTCAATGACGGTATCGACAGCATACGCCCTATGGATGTGGATAATTTGGACACTTCTTTCCGGGCGTTGCTGTACGACCTCTATAGCCGGGATTTGTCTCGCAAGGTGCGGAGCGCACAGAGACAGCGGGCGCAGAGGGGCGATTTCGTGTCCCGTTATGCACCGTATGGGTATGTCAAAGATCCGCAAAACAAAAACCGTCTGCTCATCGACCCTCTGGCTGCTGAAATCGTGCGGCGTATCTTTCGCATGGTAGGGGACGGACATTCTACAAGGCAGACAGCAAAATCGCTGAATCGGGATGGTGTGTTGACGCCTATGCTTTACAAGATAGCCGCAGGCTGTGCTCAAAAGGCTTGGCACAACATACGAGCGGAGAATTACTGGACGGATGCCGCCATTATCCGGGTTGTCCGGGATGAACGCTACTTGGGTAAAGTCATTTTTGGAAAACGCTATTACGATATCATAGGTCAAAAGCACAGCGTTAAAGTCAACAAAAAGGACTGGATCATCACAGAACACACGCATGAGGCCATTGTCACGCAAGAAGAATTTGACCGGGCGCAGGCTGCCCTAAAGGAGTATGCGGAGCGTGGGATTCCTCCCGCCTACCGACCTCTGCGGAAGAAAGTCCGGTGCGGCATCTGCGGCTATGCCATGTCGCGGGTAGAAGCAAAGAGTCCTCACTTTATTTGCCGCACTTCAAAGTGGACAGATGCAAGTCTCTGTGCAGAGGTACAGATATCAGAGCACGACCTCTGGAAAATCACTCTGGATGGTATCCATGTGCGAGCGGCACTTGCGGTAGATGCCACTCGGATTTGGGATTTGCAGCACCACCAGGATAAAAGCGACACCGACTCTATATTAAAGCAAATAAGCAACCTTCGGGACGTACTCGACCAACACAAGCATTTGACAGACCAGCTTTATGAGTCATTCGCTTTGGGCGAGATCAGTAAGGAAGATTATATCTCGCGGAGAGCCGGTATCAAAGAAACTATTGATGGCCTGTCCGATAAGATTGCACGCTTAAAGACGGAGTTAGAATCCAGCAGCGATGGAGCCCAGTTGCAAAATCCCTTTGTAGACGCTTTTAAGAAGTATGCCGCAGTTCAGGAACTCACGGATGAGGTTGTTGCAGATGTTCTGACTGCAATTCGCATTTATCCGAATCATAAGGTAGAAATTGAGTGGAACTACCAGGATGCGTTGCAGGCGCTTCTATTCACCGGATATTTGGACGGGGAAAACAGAAAAGGCAATTCATAGGAGATCATTGAAATGGAATGTAAAAGAGCGTGGATTTATTGTAGGGTTGCACACCCTGATGCCCATGCACTGGCAACGCAGCAAGCCGCTTTAGAGGCCTATGCTGGGCAGCATGGTTTTGAGATTGTGGGTATTACCACCGAACAGGCCAGTGGGCTTGACTTTTCCCGCAGGGGGTTGTCCGAGGTGTCCAGTGCAGTAGCTGCCGGCAAAATTGATGTCCTGCTGATAGCAAACCTCTCCCGCTTGGGGCGAGATATTGTAAAGGGAGACGCTTATTTGCGTTGGCTGGAAGATCAGCTTGTAGAAGTCGTTTGCGCTGATGGCGCTATCCCACAAACAACGGTAGAGATATTGCATCAGATGATGAAAGCGCACAAGGAAGATTATGCGCAACAGAAAATCAAGCGGATTCTCCGTTACAGTATGTAGACAGTTGAATCGTCCAAGTTGTTGCATGGTCCCGGTGATGCGAGAATTATATTTTTTGTTGATGGTGCGCAGTTTCGACGTTATCATTCACAAAGTTATTTAATCCTTGCCTGTTCACGAAATGTTTACAAAAAAGTGTGGGTCTATGCTTGACAGGGGCGAATGAGAAGTATATAGGTGATGGTCAAATAAAGTATCTGGCCATTTAAGCTTTGCCAGAAAATCAAAGAGTTAGCACTAAATCAATAAAATCGAGATGGAAACCAAGTAGACAAGGGAGAAAAAACATCAACATATTATATCTGGTGGCAATTCTGCTGTATTTTCCCCATTTTTGTACTCGTATCTGCTTTGTGCAATATTTATTTTTCAACCAGTACCCAACCAAAAATTTTACAAAGGAGAATACCCATGAATAAAGAAAACAGCTTAAAGAATTTGGTAACTGATCATTATGATGACTTGATTTTTTCACTCAACGCTTGTGGAATTGATTTTCACACTGCAAATTGGAACGCCGAAATCATTAACCAGAACGCATACAAAAGTGCGGGAATCTTGATTGAGGTGGCATCACGGTACATGAAATACGGCGACGATTTTTTACAAACTATCATAGCGGGTTGCCGCAGAGAATCCACAATGATGGACACGATGGAGATGATCTGTGCGGTTTTTGAACATATCAACGCAATGCCGCCGTTGGGGATCATTCAACACATCCTTCACCCGGAATTGCTGAAAATCTATTGTGCAGACTTGGTGAAGTGGCTGAAAAAATATTTGAGAAATGCGTCGGACTGTATTTCCCTGCATCCAGGCTTTATGGTAAAATCCTTAAAATAGAGAACGATGGGAGAATACAAATGAAACGCTGGAAGGCTGCCGCTTATTTGAGAACATCCAGAGGTGTTCAAGAGGACCCAAGCAATACGATCCACACTCAACTGTCAATTATTATGGATCATATCAGCCGGTTTGAAAACATTGAATTGTGCTCCGTCAAGGTCGACAACGGCCGGACTGGTTTGAATTTTAACCGTCCGGCCTACCAAGAGATGATGCAGGAGATCGAAGCTAGCAAGATAAACTGCGTTATCGTAAAAGACCTGTCCCGATTCAGCCGAAATTATTTGGATGCTGGCGATATGCTGTTCCGGGAATTCACTGAAAAGAATGTGCGGTTTATTGCCATCCAGGATGATATTGACATGCTGTATCTGCGCCAAAACCAGCAGGACTTTTTTATCCCGGTCCGCACCCTGATCAATCAGGCCTACAGCATGGATTTGTCAAAGAAGATTTCCAGCCAGCTCAAGGTCAAACGGGAACGGGGAGAATATATGGGTAGCAATCCGGTGTATGGGTATAAACGGAACCCGCTGAACCGGTATCAACTTATTGTGGATGAACCTGCGGCGGCGGTCATCTGGGACATTTTTCAGTGGAGACTGGAGGGTATGAGTGCCGACCGAATTGCGGGCAGGCTCAACCAATTAGGGATTCTGAGCCCTGCGGAGCACAAGCGAAAATCTGGGTCAAATTGCACATATGCATTTCAGAAGAAGGATATTCCGCTCTGGTCTGCCGGGCCTGTGATACGGATATTGAAAAACCGCGTCTATACAGGCACATTGGAGCAGGGAAAAACAAAATCAAATCCATTTTGCCACAAATTTTCAAAACAACTTCCAGAAGGTGAGTGGGCCGTCAAAGCAAAAGCCCATGAGGCGATCATATCAGAGGAGTGTTTCCGTGCGGTAGAACGCCTCCTCAAAACGGACAGCAGAATTTCACCGCGTGCAAAAAGGACCTATTTGCTCTCCGGACTTGTCCGATGTGCGGCTTGTCACAATGCGCTGACCAGGCAGCCGGTGGGGAAATATACCTATTACCGCTGCTCTCTGGAGAAGGACGGGACTGGAAGCTGTGCTGGCTGTCGTATGCCGGCTGAGAAATTGGAAGCAGCCGTACAGCAGAAGGTTCAAGAACATATCGAACAGGTCGTATCGTTATGTAACATGATCACTACCAATGACTTGGGGGACAAGCTCCACCGGCAGATCCTACAGTTGCAGACTCAAATTGAAGAAGTTGACCGGGCGGCGGAAAGACAGCAATTTTTGATTGCAAGTCTGGAGCCGAATATAGCGGACGGCATCATTACATCGGAAGAGGCGGATAAACTGTGCAGCAGTTTTCAGGACGAACTGGACATATTGGGACAGCAGAAACAGAAAATTCGGGAGGAGATCCAAAGAATTGAGGACAGAACGATCCTTGAATGTGAGTGGGCGAAACAATTTACGCCTTATGCGGGCCAGACGGAGTTCTCGCGAAAAGATGTGGCAATGTTGGTAGAGTCGATTTTTCTGCACAAGGACAAGCGGATCGAGCTCCATTTTGTCCATGACCACGAATTTGAATATATCCGGCAAATGCTGGAGTGATTTGAGAAAAGCGATGGGCTGAGTGCTCATCGCTTTTGTTTTGCGCAAGCGGAGATTACTGCCCGCATATAGTTTACCAATCTGAATCAGGAGGTGTTCCATTGAAGACGCAGGAAATCATGTTGACGTGCCGCTATGCCGAGGAAGAAATCAGTATTGCTCAAATCATTCAAAAGTCCTTTGAAATTTTTCTCAAAAAAGAGTTGAGAATTGTTGAAAAACACCTGTGTGTTACCGTATAACAAGTATGATGAATGGCCGCTTATCTCAGGAGGCATAACATGTACTTAGAGATAAGCAATCCCATGGACTACCATGCGGCATTGTACATCAGATTATCAAAGGAGGATGAGAGCGAAGGCCCATCCGAGAGCGTCAACAACCAGCAGTCTCTGCTCAATGAGTTTGTCCAGCAACACCGCCTCAGCGTCTACGATACCTACATCGACGACGGCTGGAGCGGGACCAACTTCGACCGCCCGAATTTCCAGCGCATGATCGCCGACATTGAGGCCCGGAAAGTCAATATGGTCATTACAAAGGATCTGAGCCGCCTGGGCCGCGACTACATCCTCACTGGCCACTACATGGAGCGGTACTTCCCGGAGCACCGGGTGCGTTACATCTCCCTGCTGGATGGCATCGACACCGGAGTGGATTCCACCGCCAACGACATCACGCCCTTCCGTGCCATCATGAACGATATGTACGCCAAGGACATCTCCAAAAAGATTTCCAGCGTCAAACACGACAAGCAGCGCAAGGGCCTGTTCATCGGTGGCAAACCGGTCTACGGCTACAAGATGCACCCCACCGAGAAGAACAAAATTGTTATCGACGAGGATGCGGCTCCCATGGTTCAGCGAATTTTCGGTATGGCCCTGGAGGGAATCAGCTGCCGCCAGATCGCCACCCAACTCAACGCGGAGGGCCTCCCCACCCCGGCCACCTATGCAGGATTGCCTGTGCCAAACTCCGGTCCTTACACTGGCCTGTGGAGCAGTGAGCGCATCTCCGATATGCTGCAAAATGAGACCTACATTGGCAGCATGGTCCAGGGCCGCACCCGGAAGATCAACTACAAGTCCAAGAAGTGCATCAAGCAGGACCGCCGGGACTGGGTAGTGGTGGAGGGCACCCACGAGCCTATCATTGACCGGGAGACCTTCGACAAGGTACGGGCCCTGGTCAACAGCCGCAGACATACCCGCAGCCGGACTTATGATTTTCTGCTGAAGGGTCTGATCTTCTGCCACGAGTGTGGCTACCCGCTGGCGGTGCTCAACCGCAAGAATGCGGCAGGGGAGGATAAGCTGTATTTCGTCTGCCGAACCTACCAGCGTTTCACCAAGGCGGGCGTCTGTACCAGCCACACGATCAAAGAGCAGACGGTGACCCAGGCAGTAATCAAGAAGGTACAGGAGGTTTGCCGGGACTATTTGCGTGCTGACCAACTGCTGCCCGCGGCCAAGCGGGAAGTAGCAAAGGCTCTGGCAGAGGCGGACAATGAGAAGGAGATCAACTCCCTCAAGGCCAAAATTGACAGCCTGACCACCCACCTGGACAAAGTGTACATGGATAAGCTGAGCGGCGTCCTGGATGAAGCCGACTTCCAGCGCATCTACGCCAAAGTCAAAGCCGACCGTGCCGCTTTGGAGCAGCGTCTCAGCCAGCTGGACCGCCCGGACTACTCCCCGGCGGAACAGGTTGACCTGGCAAAAAAGTTGGTGGAGCGGTTCCTGGAAACCGCCTCCACCAACCGGGAGCTGCTGGTCAGTTTGATCGAGCGAGTGGAGCTGACTAGCGACAAGCAAATCATCATCAAATTTCGCTTCAAGCAGCTGGAAAACGGCTGA